CTAGTGTTTGGAAACAACGTAGAGAAGTAGAAGTTAAGGGTGGTAAAATAAGTGATGATACACTTACAACAAACAAACAACACATTAATCATATTAATGAATTAATAGTACGTTCTAAAAGATTTGGTGATTTTGAAATAGGTACACTATCAACAAGTATTGTGGATGATGTTGTCGTAGCATTAGAAGAAAAAACACAAACAGAAAATAGATTTAAACAACGTACAGCAGAAAAAGTATTTAATACTTTTTCACAGATATGTTCG